TTTTGATTTGCGTTTAAACTCATATCTTTTGAAAATGTTTTCTAATTACTGCTCCAAGTTCAGCATCATTAGTATATACTCTACACAAAAAAGCAATGTTGTACTCAATAGGAGAATCAACGCTACGGTAGTGAGAGTCCTTCGTTTGTCTGTATTCATTTAATGTTCTCTTTTTACTTTTCAAAATATCTTTTTATTATCACTACAATTAAAGCACCAGAGATAAAACTGGTAATGTGTGACGTGATTAGCATTAATAATATAGTTTTCATTTTTTAAATGTATTAAATTTTTTCTTTAATTCAGCAGTTTCTTTATATGCTTTTACATTTTGCATTGTTAATAATGTTTGTTTGTTTTTCATTTCATCAACCATTAACCTTAGCTCTAACATACATTTTAAACTATCTTGCAACGTTTCTACCGCATCCAGTTTAGATTGTGTTACCTTACCTACTTTTAAACCTTCTTGAGCCTTTAGAAGCAATATTTCTAATTTGTTCTTTGTTATTGTATAATCTAAATCATTCATATTAAAACATTCTTAATTGTTGTTTATGTTCTTTACATCTTTCGTTAGCCATATCTACATATTTTTTTTCTATATCAAAACCAATAAAATTTCTATCTTCTTTTGCTGCCATTGCACATTCTGTACCACTACCAGCAAAAGGAACTAAAACTAAATCGCCTTTCCTTGAGCAAGTTTGTATTAAAGCTCTTGTTAGTGTTTCTGGTTTTGGAGTAGCGTGTTTATATTTTATTCCAGTTCTCTGTGCTTCATTACTAAAATTAAATACTTCTTGCAACTTGTGTATATTGTTAAATGGTCTACGAAGCTCCTCATATTCTTTTCGTAAATGCTCGTATTCTTTTCGTAAATGCTCGTATTCTTTTCGTAAATAAGGTTCACACCATTTTTGTAGTTTTATATACATTTCTTTAGTTATCATTGTTGGCTCTGTTTTATCTAAACTTAAACAAGCACTTGCAACGCCTCCTCCATTTGTTGCAGTTTCTAAAGCCTCATTGACTTGCTTTAAAATTATTTTTCCTTTTGATTTAATTATTTCTTCTCTAATATAATCTCTAATATGATAAACGCATTTGGTTAAGTTATATTTATCATTGCTATACATTAAAATTCTTTCAGTACAAGGAGCAAAACTTCTTAACCCATCACTTTCTTCTAAACCCATAAATGAGCCTTTATTCCAAGTAAGATTATTTAATAAATTAAAATACTTGTCAAATATTATTTGAGCATAAGCTATTTTTTTAGCATCTCCATACCAAAACAAAGTACCATTATCGGCTAAAACTCTTTTACATTCTATTGCCCACTTCTCAACATCTTTTAAATAATCGTCAAAGCTATTCCAAATAAAATCAAACTCGCCTTTAACTTCAAAATAAGGAGGGTCTGCAATAATTAACTGAACAGATTTATCTTCAAGCTGGTTAGTTGTCCAATCACCTAAATGTATTTTATTTAATTTCATTGTTTTAAATCTTCTGAGTAAAGTAATTCATCACCAAGTTTTTTATCTAATGTTTTAATAGTTCTATATATTTCTATGCTTTTTCTTTTTACTTCTTCTTTCTCTGCTTTAGTAGAATCTGTACCTAAGTGTGCATACAAACTGCAATCTATTTCTAAAAGTGTATCTATCTTTTTTTTATTACTCCAAGTTTTATAATTTATAAACTCTTGTATGTTTTTATATGTGTATCTCATTGTTTTTGTTTTAATACGTTATTACCACCAATTGTAAATCCTAAACCACTATTGTAATCAAAACATAATGGTTGGTCAAGAGTTGGTGTTCCTCCTGTTTCTTTGTCTTTAATTTTTTCTACTCTTACTTGTGTCATCATCCAGCTTTCAGGTGAATTAATAAACCTATGTATCGAAAGAAAAGAATCACATCTGTTAGCAAATACTTGTCCACCTTCAACATCAGATTTTCTTGGTGGTTGTATATAACCAGCATATTCGTGATTTGGTGGAAATACTCTCCTTGCTGATTCAGTCATTGGATGTGTCATTACATATATTGATTTACCTGTAGTATTGCAAAAGTCTCTAATATCATTGCATATTAAATAATTACGTTCATACTGATTAACTCTTCTATCGTGGTTTAATCCTGTGAATGGGTCAAGTGCAAATGAATCACAATTACTTTCTTTAAATATCTTTAATAAATCTTTATGGTTGTACATTTTTTTATTACTAACAAAAGTAAACCACTCTGAGATTTTATTATTGTATTTATCAATTTCATCTTTACTTAGTTCATTTAATTTACATTGTGCATACATTTGAATTAAATCTCTTGTTAATTGTCCAGAACTATTTTCTCCTGACCAAATACACCACTTAACATTGTATTTAACACTTAAGCATAAAAAGTACCATAACATAAAAAAAGTTTTACCTACGTTATCCAAACCAACTATCACTGTAAAGCTGCCACGCTTATGAACAAACCACTTATCAAACTCATTACCAATTTCTAAACCACGTTTAATTTTACCTTCTTTAAAAGCGTATAGGTATTTTAGGTTATCTTCTTTATTAACTATCATTTGATAAAATTTGTAGTTAGGTAAGGGTCTTTATTATCTTTTCTTATCTTATCTTTTCTTAATGCTTTAGCCCTGCTTAAGCCACCCTTCTTTCCGTTGCTTACATTTCGTTTGTGTTCTACTAAGCGTTGTTGGTATTGTTCATCTAACCATTTAATGCTAATAGTTTCTTCTTCTATCTTAAATAACTCAGCATCTACTAAAGCACTCCATTGTTTAGGTATTAATGTTTTTATTTGTTTTCTGGAAACTTTACATTCTTTGCTCCAGTAGTAGCAGCAAACTTTCATAAATGCTCCTTGAACATCTAATTTCATAAATGATATTGAGCCTGTAATCCATTGGTTAGGATAAAATTTAAAGTAAGGTAATTCTTTCATAATTATATAGTTATTTTTTTAAAATGTTTTATATTAAAAATTGTTCTTGGTTTTTTGCCTTTTGTTTTAAAAACATCTTCACCTTGTTTATTTTGTTTTACTAAATAAAGTAAATTTTGATAATATATACATTTTTCTTCTAAATCATAAACTATAAAAACTGGTATAACATCAGTATCATTGTAAAATTCAATTCTTTTATCTATTTGCCATTGTGGTAATCCGTGTCCATCAAAAGGAGGTGATTTAAATATTTCTTGTGTTTTAATTTCTCCACAATGCCATTTATCATTCTCCTTAAACATTATATCAACTTGCATATAAGAAACACCAATTTTACTAAAATAATCTCTAATTTTTTCTTCACCTTCTAAACCTATTTTAATTTGCTCTATATTATCTTCAAACCAGCTCATATTCTTTTTTTAATTAATTCATAATAATTTTTTTCAATTTCAATACCAGTTGCAAACCTATTAGTTTGTTTACAAGCAAGTAAAGTACTACCACCACCAGCAAAAGGTTCTAATATGTTGTCATTTTCCTTACTACTTTTTTTAATTAAATACTGTAAAATATCTTGTGGTTTTTCTGTTGGGTGTATGTTTTTACTTGGTTCAATTCTTTTATAATTTAAAACATCTCTGTCTCTTGTTCCGTTTAAATCTTTCCATTTTTTATTATATCCAAAATATATTACATCATAACTATTGCCATAAGTTTTTAAATCACCCATTCCAATAATTTGTCTATCCCATATCAAAACATTTTTAATATTTAAATATTTTTCTATAATTGGTTTTATTTCATTAATGTAATTTATGTTTCCGAATAAATAAAAATGTGCATCATCTTTTAGTAAAGGCACACTTAACTTTAAAACATCATTAAATAATTTTACTGTATCTTCAATTTTATCATTTTTAATTTTGTTTTTATTGTTCCAACCACTTTTAAAGTCCATACCATAAGGAGGGTCGCTTAATAATAAATCAAAACTTTTTTCTTTTAAATCCTTTAATATAACTCTACTATCTCCTAAAATTATTTTTTGATTTGTGTTATTATTTATTATAGGTTTTTCAAACTCTAACTTTTTTGTTTTAAAATTTTCTTTCTTTTCTTCTTTCTTTATTTCTTTATAAGCAGCATTAATACTCACTTCACCAGTTCTTATTTTTGCTTTTACTTCTTCTGGTGCTTTCTCTTGTATCTTTTTTACTTTAGCTATTGTATCGTGTGAAACTGCTGCAACTTTAGAAAGTTCTTTTTTAGTTGAAACTTCTTTAAGTGACTCGTCAGATTTCTGACTTGTCGTTTTTCTTATACGTTCCTTTTCCTTTGCTTTTGCTTTAAACACATCTTCTAATTGTAATGCTAAAACACTTCTTTGGTAATTACTTAAATTCCTTCTTCCAAATTGGTTTAGTATCATCCACTCTTTAACTGCTTCTTCACTACTAAAATTTTTACTTTCTGTTTCAAATTCTAAGTTCCATTGTTTTGCAATGTTATATCTATTGTGGCCATCAATAATATAATTATTCCATAATATTATCTTTTCTCTAATACCTTCTTCTAAACAATTATCTTCAAGTTGTTTATATTCTTCTTTAGTTAGTGCAGGTATTAATTTTTTAAATTCTTCTTTAATTTCAATTTGTTTCATAATATGCTTTATTTTTTTGTTCGTATTTATAATAAGCTAATAGCTCTTCTTCGTTAAGTGATTCTTCTGTATATAGTTTATCAAAAGCGAAGGACACGTTTTTAATGTCCTTCACTTCTTCTTTTGGTTGTATATAATCAATATACTTAAAATCTTTCTTTTGGATTTTAAATGCCTGTACCAATGAAATATAAGTTATATTATACTTCTTTGCTATCTCTGGCATCGTT